TCAGCGGACCGGCGAGGACGGATGTTCACGTCGCCAGGCGATGTAGCGTTCGAGGCCGAGAATGACCTTCGTGGCGTCGGAGCGCGTCTGCGGCCACGACTTGCCGCAGCACTTCTTATTGAAGCCCATCTGCTGTGCGTCAGACGCCCATTCGAGGTCGCCATATAGCTTCGCGATGAGGGCGGTTTGTTCGTCGGTACGGAGCGCGCCGGCGTTCGGACGGCGGCGCAGCGGACGGTGTGCCGTGTTCTTGAACCCGAGCTGCTCGAGGCGCTTGAGAACGCGATTCATTCCGGCGTTGTCGAGGTCCTTCGATGACGTCACTCCGGCTTCCGCGTTGAGGAGAGCGCGATAGGTGTCGTCGTCGAGGTTCAGCTTCGAAACGGCCACGTGAAGGAGCGTCTTCTGAGCGTTTGAGATCATGCGTTGTAGTCCGGCGTCGGTTCGTAGTTAAAGAATTTAGTGATGTCGTTGCGGAACACGAGCTTGAAGTCGCCGATCGGTCCGTTGCGCTGTTTGCCGATGATGATCTCGGCGATCCCCTTCTCCTCGGTGTCTTTGTTGTAGACCTCATCGCGGTAGATGAAGCAGACGACGTCGGCGTCCTGCTCGATTGATCCGGACTCGCGAAGATCGGAGAGCTGCGGGCGGTGATCGCCGGTGCGCTGCTCGGGACGCCGTGAAAGCTGCGACAGCGCGATGAGCGGCACGTTCAGTTCCTTCGCAATCGCTTTCAGTCCGCGTGAGATCTGCGAAACCTCCTGGTTGCGCGACTCGACCTTCCCCTTCACCGACATCAGCTGCAGGTAATCGACGATGATCAGGTCGAGGCCCGCTTCCATCTTCAGCCGCCGTGCCTTGGCGCGCATCTCCATGACGTCGATGCCGGGCGTGTCGTCGATGAAGATCTTCGCCTTCGCCAGCCGCGCCGAGGCGTCGGCGAGATCGCGCCAGTTCCGCTCGCTGAGCATCCCCGCGCGAATGAGGTGATTCGAGACACCCGACTCCGACGAAAGGATGCGCAGCCCGATCTGCTCCTTCGACATTTCCAGCGAAAAGAAACCAACGGCGTACAGTCGCTGCGACGGCGGCCGCGGCTCGCCAGATCGGTCGGGGATGGTGATCGACTCGGCGATATTCATCGCCCAGGCCGTCTTTCCCATGCTCGGTCTCGCCGCGATGATGATCAGGTCCTGAAGCTGGAATCCGGACGTGAATTCGTTAAAGCGGTCGTAACCGGTGGGGATGCCGGTGATGAGTTTTCCAGCGTGCTGCAGCTGCTCGATCGCCGTCATATTCGAGCGCGTGATCCGGTCGAGCGCGACGAAGCCTTTCTCGATCGAGCCCTCCGCGATCTCATAGATTGACCTCTCGGCGATGTTGAGCACGTCCGCTGGTTCACCAGGAGAATCGAGCGCGGCACGCATGACGGAGTTCCCCATCACGATCAGCCGCCGCAGCATCGACTTCTCTTTGACGATATGTGCGTAGCGCTCGACGTTGGCAACGTCGGGGATGCCGTCGACCAGCGACGACACATACGCGGTCCCGCCAACTTCCTCGAGCTGAGAATTCTTCGAAAGCTCCTCGCGCAGGGTCAATAAGTCGATCTCTCGGCTTTGATCCGCCAGGCGCCGCATCGTCGCGAAGATTGTGCGATGAGCATCGCGGAAGAAATCGTCCGTGGTGATCGTGCTGACCACGCGATAAAACGCGTGGTTGTTGATGAGGATCGATCCCAGGACGGCGCGCTCCGCGTCAGGAGACTGCGGCAGCGGTCGATCGAGAGCGACGTCGAGTTGCGCGACGGTCATCCGATGACTCGGCGTTCCCACGGCGCTGGCGTGGGGACGTCGTAAACGACGACGAAGACGTGCATCACGTCAGGCATGTTGAGCGACGGCGTCAGTGACCAAACCCCATCGCAAACGCGCTCCACACCAAAGGCCAGCAGTACGTCTTCACTTAACGGCGAAAAACCGTCATCGCTCGGCCCGATCTTCGGCCCTTCTGTGCTCACAGCCAGAGGGATTGCCGCGGCGGGGTCGACTCCACGAGGGTCTAGGCCGAATGGAAAGAACAGCAACGCGTCTTTCTCGAACGTAGCAACTAGATCGTCCGATGCTGTGCGGATTGCCTGGTAGCGAACGAAGATTTGAGTGACAGCTTGCGAGGGATCACCCAACTCCTCTTCGGCCCCCTCCAGCCAGGCCATCAACTCGGCGACAGCCTTCATCGCGAGCCACCACGGCGTGCCGGAAGGGACGCTTGGTTTTCATCCGCTTCTTCTTCGAGCGGAAGGAAATCCGTCGCTCGTTGAGCGCCTGTCACTTCCAAGAACCGAACTTCAACCTTTGCGCTATCGACGATCACACGAGAGACGTCTGCAATAGCTTTCGCTCTCTCTATATCCATCGGTTTTTCTTCGCTCCGCAAAGCCTCCAACGTTTCGAAGAGGTGATTCCTCAAATCCTCAATTTTGTTCTTCGCTGTCATGGCGACTCCTCCTGTTGATCTGGCGATTCAGCGCACCTAGGAGCTGGATCGTGCTTCGAAGTTCCTTTGGCAGGTTGTGGACGCTGTTCCGCGCCATCAACTCGCGGCGCGTGAAGCACTCAATGTTGTCGAGACGGAGGTCCGTCCTGTCGCCGTTCTTGAACGCGAGCGCGTGCCCTTTGGGCAGCGGTCCGTTTACTTCCTCCCACAGGCGAACGTGCTCGACCACCCAGTTCCGCGTCCATGGGACGTGCCGTGTGTCCGAGATCTTGCGATAGAGGTAACCGCCGACGAGCCTTGTGCTGCCGATCGGCATGTGATTCGGCGGGAGTTGTCCTTTCCTGAACTGCGTCTCGCGCATCCGCCCCGGCGCATAGCCGGGACGCCGTAACCCCTTGTTTGCTGGAACGTGACCCTTACCGAAGCGGAAGACCGCTCCAGCCTCGCGCAGTTTCGATGCTGCAGCCAGACCGGCGAGATATTCACTTGTCTTCTTGAGGCCAAGGTTTGCGGCGCGCCCCAACACGGAACTGAGCGTGCGACGCAGCGCCACCGCAAGCGTTTGCGTTGCTTCGTGCGGGTAACGTTCGCAAAGCAATGTGTCGTCCTCCGGACTCCACAGGCGTTTCCCTGCGCGGAAGCGAGGCTCTGACTCTGAAACGCGTGAGGACCGCGGCGGAGGTTCTAAGCCGAAGAACAATTTCTCCAGCTCTGCGACTCGCCGCTTTATATCGAGGAGTTCGGCGACGAAGTTCATGACTCCGTCCCCTTCGACGACGTCTGGTCAGCACCCGGCCGGCCACCTACGGAGACGCGGCGCCGGCGCATCGCGTTGAGGTTTCGCTGCCGGCGCATCGACGCTTCTTTTTTCGAGAAGATCGCGGCTGTGCAGGTCTCGCAGCCGATGGCGACATAAGCGTGACCGCAGGACTTATGAAACGCTTTCGGCTCGCTGCAGTAGGTGCAGAAGTACGCGTTCCAGCCAGCCGGCTGGAACGCGTGAACGACGTAGATGGGATTGGGCGGGAACGTCATACCGGTGCCTGATCTATAGCTCGCACAGGCCGGTGATGAGAACGACGGCAGAGCGCACACGCTGCTCTCTCCACTCGCGCGAATTTTTTTTATAGAGGTCGCGGTCGCGGGCGCGGTCGCGGTCGAGGGCGCGGTCGAGGGCGAGGGCGAGGTCGAGGGCGCGGGCGAGGGCGAGGGCGCGGTCGAGGTCGAGGGCGCGGGCGCGGTCGAGGTCGAGGGCGCGGGCGAGGGCGAGGGCGAGGTCGAGGTCGAGGTCGAGGGCGCGGTCGAGGGCGCGGTCGCGGGCGCGGTCGAGGTCGAGGGCGCGGGCGAGGGCGCGGTCGAGGTCGAGGTCGAGGTCGAGGGCGCGGGCGCGGGCGCGGGCGATTACCTCCCTAGCTGCGTCGGTCGTCGCACAATCAACGATCGCCGGCAGCGCACGCAATTCCACGGCGAACGGCAGTAATTCAGGAACGGCCGCGAGTTCGAGAAGCGCGGGCAGCGTATCGCGTAGCGACCAGTCGCCGATCGCGTAAAGGCGCTGCTTTTCGATCGCTGCCGATCGCCGCGTGTTGATCAGCTTGAAGACGAGCGGTTTGAGTAGATCGCGCTCCTCGTCGGTCGCCAGTCGGTCGTTGAGCGAGCGGCAGAAAGAGGCGAGGACTGGCGAAACGTCGACGTCGCTATCCGTGTGCGGCTTGCCAGCCGCCCATGCTTCTGCTTCCAGCAGACAGACACCGGCCTCCCGGCTGGAATGCGCTCCACACCTAAGAGAAATCAGCGCCAGTTGGTCAGGCGTGAGCGGCTGGTTGGGATCAGGGCGGGAAACAGTAGTCGTAGTCATGCCGTCGTCTCCATTGCGGCCAAGGCCGCGGATTGCTCATTGGTGTTTGAGCGGTTTTTGTAGATCTCCGCCGGCAGGAGCTCGGCGCAGGAGTCACACACGTGGTCGTTGCGGAGGTAATTTTCGAGATTGACGTCGCCGAGGCAGCGGACGCACTTCGATGGCCTTGCGCCGGAGGTTTTGAGAGTTCGCTTCACGGCTTTGTCTCCTCTTCCTGGAGCGCGAGCTCGAGCTGGCCGACGATCGGCGCGACGAGCTGCTCGTTGTCGAATGCGCGGGCGTGCGCGAGCGTCGATGCGCCGCGCCGGATGAATTGATTGCGGACAGTGCGGCGCTCCTCGTCGGTGACGATCCAGAAGTAGCCGAACGGCTTCTTTGTCGACGTGCCGATCGGGAAGTGACGCTCCTCTACGAGTGCTTTGACGATCGCCTGGATGTCGCGCTCGCGGATCTCCGTCTGCTCGGCGATCGTTCGCATCGACACCGCGGCCGCGCGGCCTTTGCATTTGCGAATTGCCGCGAGGACGGCCACCGCTCGACGTCGCGCGGCGCTATCGCGAATCGCGAGCTGCTCGACGGCGGTCAATGGCCACCTCGGAACGTCGGACGCAGGGCCGCGCGCCAGTTCTGGTGCGCGAAGACCCAGTGCCGTGCTTCGCGGGTGCAACGAAATACCTGGTCGTCAGGAACGTAGACCAGCAAGCCAGCCGTCGTCAGCTCGTTGATGTCGATCGACGTCGAGAGGTCCGTGCAGAGGTCGCCCGTGATGAGGTTCTCGCGTCGCACCGCGATGTGTGCCGCAACATGGCTGAGGATGACCAACTGGCGGCCCGTAGGAACGTAATCAGCCATTGGTCGGGTGCTCCTTGAGGTAGGCGCGTCCCGCCGGCGTGGCGGCCACGCAGTTCTGCGATTCGAACTGCACGAATGAGGCGGTCGCGAGGTTGCGGAGGATCGCGCCGAGCGCACCGCATGCGGGATCGTCATGAAGTTGAAGGGAAAGCTCGTCGCGGCCGATCTTTGAGCTCTCGCTGATGTGGCGGAGGATGCGGAGCTCGCCCACGTACAGCTCAAACCGATCCGGCCGCATCGCGGAGCAGGGGCAGTCGAAACAGGAGCCGGTGAAGTCCTTAAAGGCTCTCGGCCGATGCCGCTTTCGATCGCATTTACACTCACAGAAGGTCTTCATTTGAGGGTTCCCGTTTGCCTGCTCATCAGGACCGGAGAGGCACCTCCGATCGATCCGGCCGCGTGACGCTTTCTTTCGCGAGACTTGAAGTGCCAACCGCTCGATTTCCACATCTGACGGGGCAAATCTGTCTGCGGCACGCGGCCGGATTTCGCTTGTTTTTTTATCGCTAGCGACCACCTCCCGAATTGGATTTGCTCATCGACGTAGCTGGTGTTCAGGGCTGCGTGTCGCTGGAGGCGGATCCGCTACCGGAGTCGTCGGCTGCGGCCTGGGTCGCCGCGGCCGGCGCCGGTGCGATGCCGGCGACGTCGCCGCGGATGCTTTCGATCTCCGCGGCGATCGCGGCGAGGCGCGAATCGCTACCGGCGTTCGGATGTTCGTCGATCGACTTCTGCAGCTTGTCGAAGCGGGCGTCCACTGCGGCAGCGCGTTCCTTCGAGGCGCGCACCTCGTCGGCGAGGTTGTCGAGCTTCTCTTTGATCAGATCCAGGTCATCTTGCATGGTTCTCAGTCCTCCTTCAATTGCTGGCGTGATGCGGGTGAGTAGGGCGTTTGCGAGTGGTTGGATGACGTGCTCGTCGATGAGCTTTTTGATGCGCGTTTTCATTGGTGGCTACCTCGCCGACTTGCGTGAGGTGCGCGAGGTGCGATGGCGCTCAACGTAGAGGAGCACCTGGTCGAGCTTTGGCTTCACCGAGTAGGTGATCTTCGAAGGGCCGTAGCTGAAGCCGAACTTCTCGTGCAGCTTCTCGGGAATCTTCGCGAGATCGCGCTTCACCACCGTCTCGGTCGACTTGACGATCGTGCTCCAGACAGTTGAGCGCTTGAGCCGTTTAATCAGCTCCTCTTCCTCAACGTTGTAGGTGATCGCGTTGCCGCCACCGGAGCTCACGATCTGGATGTAGTTGAGGTCCTCGGCCTGCTTATGCTTGGCAGCGAACGCGTCGAGCGCCGCCTGCAAGTGGTTCTCGGTCGTCGCCAATTCTTCGAGGCGGTCGCAGTACTCCTGGTCGATGGCCGTCTTCTTCTGATGCACTTCGTTCTGCAGCGCCTCGCGCTGCAGACGCGCCTGTCCGAGCGCGAGTCCCCACCGGTCGGCGTCGTCGCAATTCGTGATGAGAATCGCCGGTGCGTCCGGCGCCGTCTTCGTCGATGCTGCCTTCTTCGTTGCCATAAACCCTCCCTTTCGCGGTGATCCAGGACCTCTGCGCTTGACTAAAGCGGGTGACTGGATCAGCGCGCGGCGATGGCCGCCGCGGGAGCTTTTGTGGGCTTGTGCGGCATGACTGGAATGTCGCCCGGCTTTAGTTCGCGCCGAGGATCACCAAGCGCTACGAGTTGGTTGAATTTGGCGCGGTAGATCAGTAGACGCTTCTGCGTCGCGGCAGCGTATGGTTCGCCGCGCAGCAAGTAGTCTGTGGCCGCGATGAAGTCGTTCAAATCCGCGTCGCTGATGACTGCGGACTGGCGGAGGAAAGATTCGATCCCGGCGATCGAATCTTCAGCGTCCCGCCCGACGACGGGATTCTTTAGACTTACATTTCCCCCGCAGCGGTAACCGCCGCAGGATTCGTAGGCGCTGCACGTGCCACTCATCGTGCAATATGGCGGACCTGAATAACCTGGCGGTACTGAGTGAGAGGTGCATGCCGAGTACCCGCGAACCTCTTGACAGAACTCCATGTGGTCCGAGCACCATGAGCTGTCGCCAGTGAACAGCAACTCACATGAGGCTTCATTGCCGGCGATCGAACACGTCCGGCATCCTGAGCCATCGTTCCCGCCGCTCGAACCTCCGGGGCTGGTGAACGGTTCGTCATCCGGTACTGGCTGTGCGAACGCGCCGACGCTGACCAGCAGCGCCATAAGAACTCCCAAAAGAATCAATGTTGTTTTCTTCATGAAACTCACTCCCTCCCGTTCATTCCGTTGTTGAAAAAGTTGAAATTGCTTTAGTCAAGCGCAGAGGTTCTGATCGCCTCCGCTGTGTCGCGCGGGCCGCACCGCACCCACGCTCCCCCGCCACCCCTCACTCCCGCGCAACACAGCGCAGACGAACCGCCTCCGCTCTGCGCCGCTGACCTTCTTCAGCCGCGGCGCAGACGCAGGCGGCTACATCGGCAGCGGGTCGTCGTCGATCGCTTTCAAGATTTCGGATTGCAGTTCGATGAGAGGCCGCTCGCTCCGCAGATACGAGATGAGGTCTTTGGCACGTCGCTCGAGCGTGACTGCTTCGGTAGCGTCAGCAAGGGCGGCCAGCGACACTTCATCCATCGAGGACAATTTCTCGATCAAGAGGAGTGCGTCTGCGCGGAACTCGGGTGCGATGTCGTCGATCGACATCGCGACAATCGCGAGTGACCGCCGCTCGCTGGCCGTGAATTCACTGATCAGTGTCGCCATGGTCGGCCTCCTGGCGCACGAGCAGGATCGCTCGCGTGTTCGGATCGTTGGTGAAGACGGGAAGGACGCTGAAGAGCGCGATCGCGCCGCGCTGATCAAGCGAGAGGTGATCGGCTTCGACCGCCGCGGTTTCAATCGCTACGTAGGTCCGCAGCGTCACGCTCGACTGCGGCTGGCAGCTGCCGGTGCCGATCGGCGCCGAGGCGTGCGGCGCAGCGCCGGCCAGGACCCGGTACGCCACCACCACGTGCTTGCCGAAGGCAGCGAATGACGTCTGCCGGACCGTCTCCTGCTGCAGCGGCGTGAGCGTGGCGATGAACGCCTGCGCGTCGGTGGTCGACGCGAACGACTCGATCGAGTACTGCCCGATCTCGGGACAGCCGGTCTGGCACCATTCGAACGGAATGAAGCAGGCCTGTTTTCTGACCGCGGCCGTAGCGACCGCGCTGCCGAAAGCGAGGGTGAGGATTGTGATTGCGATACAGAGGACGTCAAATCTGCGTTTCATGGGTCAGCTCCTTTCCGCCGCGCCTGGCGCGTCGGCGAACATCGGTTGTGTGGTTGATGGCGCGGGCGGGATCACCTCGATCACTTCTTCGAGCGTCCGCTTCACGTAGGGTTCGTTGTCCCTCCTGCGGCGGAAGGTCGTTTCGTTGAATCGCGCGCGGATCACGTCGCCGGCGCCGAAGGTGCGCTGGTGGGAGCGGACTTCTTCGAGGAAAGCCTCGTCGTGAATGGGAACCTTGAACGTGTGATCGCCGAGGCTGAGCACCCAGTGCGTGCGGCCCTCGAAGAACAAGCCGACAAGGCGGCACACCATCTCCACCGAGTGCGGATCGACGAGGACCTCGTCGTCGCTGCTCTCTGGCGACGTCTCGGTCTCGCCAGCGGCGTTTGATTGCTCGCTCGGGACCAGGCGCATCGACGTCTGCGGCCGCTGCCTCTGCAGCTCAGCGATCGTGTCGTTTGCCGACTCGAGCTGCTCGGCGAGCGTGCCGATCGCGATCTCCAACTTCTTGTGTTCGACCGCCTCGGCGTTCCACTTCCGGATGTCAGCCTCGTATTCGGCGGCGAGGTTGTCGTAGCGCGCCTGCAGGTCGGCGAGCTTGAGCGCGAGCGCGGCGCCCTCTTCGACAGCAGACGCGTTCCGCCGCGCCATCTCGTCGCGCGCCACTGTCATTTCGCGCAGCGACGTGGCCAGCGCGTCTCGCTCGGAAACGGGCACTCTTGAGAGCAGACTCTCAAACATGATCGCCTCCCCTGCGCCGGCTGATGCGGTCGAGAACGGAGTTGGCGACCGTGATGTCGATGACGAACTCTTCGCCCGGAGAGCCGAAGCGGCCGCGGAACACAGTCACGTCCGGATAGAGCGTCGAGGGGATCTGGCTGATCGACTCAACCTTCATCCGCGCGCCGTCGAGGAACTGGATCTCGATGTCGGCCGGCAGGTGCTCGGTGTCGTCGAACGGAATCACGATCGCGGCGATCGGCTTGCTCACCGCCGCCTTGCTGGCCGTTTTATGCGCGGAGGGCGTCATGGCCGACCTCCGTCAAGCTGTAGTGGGGGGGGCAAGCGGAGCAAAGCGTGTGGGTCTCGTCCACCCAGACGCACGGCGGATTGCACGCTCGCTCATCGGTGCAGCCGCACTCGCGGCAGATGCCTTCCACATCGGCAGGGAGTTTTTGTCCCATCACCCTGACCGCAGCTGCAGCGGTGTCGGCGGCGTTGAGGAGTTCCCGTCCGATCGAACAAATGGGACCGTCGTCGTCGCTTACGCAAGTCGCGCACTCGCTCATGTGCTGCTGCAGCTCGGAGCGCGCTGTGAAGAGAGCCTCGCGGTCATTAGCGAGCTGCCGCGCGACGGCTTCGTGACGCGGGTTCACGCTGCACCGCCCTTCACATACGCCATCGCCTTGAGCACGTGGTCGCGCGATGGGGATGAGGTTTCGAAGAGGATCTTCGCGACTTCGAGGATCCCCCGCACCGTCCGAAACGTTCCCTCGCGCTTTCCCGCGTTGTGGAGCAGATCGATCGACGCGTCGACCGCTTCCTTGTCGACGATTTGAGAGGCGATCAGCCGGACGTCGGCCTGCTTCATTCTCTCCGCGCCCAGGTGAACCCGGGCGATCACGCGAGAGGTGTATTGAGCGTGAGCGGCCGACGCGCTTTCCGCCCTTTCGTAGACCTGCTCGTTGCCGCTGAGGACGAGGGCGCACTGCGCCTGGTCGGCGATGCGGCGCAGGTTGTCGATGCGCGGCAGGTCGAGCGTCTGCCCCTCGTCGAAGAAGATCGTCGGACGATTGCGGCGGATGAGCATCCGCACGATTTCGCGGACGGGCGGCGCGGTGCGTTTTCCGGGACCGGACACCGCTCCCAACCGGAACGCCAGCTCCATCATCATCATGAAGGGCGCGTTGAGCTCCATCGTGCTCGGGATGTAGATGGCGTTGCGATCCGTAAGGAGCTGCCGGATCGTCGTCGTTTTGCCGAAGCCGGCCGCGAGCGAGAGGATGGCGATCATGCCGGTCTTCTCCGCGATCAGTACGGCCCGTTCGATCTCTCGCGCGACCGAGGTCCGCACGAATGGCACCGGTCCGCCGATGGCCAGGCGCTGCTCTTCATCGTCGAGGTAGAGAACGATCTTGCGTGTGAGCTCGCCGTTGTCGCCGGTGTATTTGCCGCGCAGGTAGAGGCCGATGGTCGATCCAGCGACTGCCTCGCCGGTGCGCTTGGAGACGTTGGCACCGAGCTCCATTTCCGAGTATCCTCGGATGTCTTTGTGGTCCTGAAGCCGACGCCTCGTCAGCTCGATGACCGCGGAATCCACTGCCTCTCCGGTGTGCGCCGGGGAGGCTTTTTGTTTTCCTACGAAATCGGTAACTGTCATTCGTTTGGTCCTTTCTGCGGCGGCGAGCCTCAGCTCGCGCCGAACACTTGTTGGTAGTGGTCGAGACACATCTCGCGGTCGTAGTCGCCCGGCTTCGGGCACTCGACGTCGTAGACGCACATCCCGTTTTCGTCGCGTGTTGCTTTGAGCTGGCGCAGCGCGGCCGCGCTCAGCTCCTCGGCGACGTAGCGGCGGTCCTCTTCGGTCTCCTCGCTGCCGACCCTTGCGTATTGAAGGAGGGACGACTCGCGCGTGTGGCGCTCTCGGAGGATGTCTGCGGAAACCAGTTCACTGGGATCGAGTCTGGTGAGGGCAAGGTCGGCAGCGGAGAGACCGTAGGGATTTCCAATGCGCGCTTCGGCTTCGATGACCTGGCGCGCGAGTGATGACAGATGGCGATCGACGACGGTCACCGAGCCGCCGGCGGCGTCGACGGCGATCGGCGCCGGCGTGGCCATCGCGTCTGTCTTCGCGATGAGACGCTCGTACTCGCTGGCGTCGACGCCGGCCAGCCGCTTCTGCATCCGTGGGTGCAGCGCGTCCCACTGGCCTTTGACTTCGTTCCAGAAGGTATTGCGAACGGCGATCGCCTCACCGACTTTCGGCGAGCGGCCTTTCGGCGCCGCGGCCGACGAGCTCACGTCCGCTGCGACGCCGAGGAAGCGGCCCATCGCGTCGCATACGACGACGATCTCCGGCTTCTCTTCGTGCCAGCGGATGACGACCTTCTGCAGCAAGTACTCCGCGTGCAGCCTCGCTTCGAGCCGGTACGTGCGCTTCTGGAAGACGATGCCGTTGCGGCCGACCTGCGCGCCGACCTTCTCGTGCCAGAAGGCATAGGCCAGCGCCGCCGCGTCGGGATCCTGCCGCGGGAAGCGGATCGAGGGGTCCTCGAAGACCTCATTCGGTGAGCGGCCGTCCATGCCGCGGCCGCGGTGCGGGCGCGCGTGATACGCCGCGACCGTCGTTTCGAGCGCGTTGCGCATCTCCATCAGCGTCGGGCACTCGGCTGGATGCTTGCGCAAGTACTCCGCGCGATCGCTCCGCTCGCCGAGCTTGCCGCGGTACGCCTCGAACTCGGGGTAGAGCTGGATCCCGAGGGTGTTGAACCAGCGCTCGACGATCTTTCCCTGCGGCTCGCCCGGAATCGAGAAGATCGCTTCGACACCGAACGGACCTACGACGCGGTTCACCGACTCGGGATCGAAGCCGGCGCACTCCTGCAGCTTCGCGCCGCGGCGGCCGACCTCGTAGTGCTTCCATCCCCACTTGCCGAGCCCGCGGACGTAGTCGGCGCCGTTGTCGATGTGGCTGTACTTATTGAGCCCGTACCGCAGCCACACCCTGTGCAGCGACTGCATGATGTGCGTGCTGTTGGGCGGATCAACGTACAGCTCGAGGTCGAGCACCTTGCGCGAGCGGACGTCGTACCAGACCGTCAGCCAGGGGAAGTGCGACACATCGCACATCGGCGACTCGCAATTGACCGGGACGTCGATCTGATGGTGATCGCTCTCGATCATCTCCATCACCTGGACCGACTCGTAGTCGCCGATGACGAAGGGGCGGATGTCCTTGTGGCGCGTCTCCGGATAACGGTGGTAGCGGACGCGCGCCGGCGCGAGGCCGGTGAGGTGGTTGTAGATCGCGCGGTAGTTCGGGAGTTTCCACCCCTCCTGCTTTGCCTCGTCCTGGAGAATGCGATAGCACTGCGCGATGGTCCGCCGCGGGTAGCGCAGATACAGCGCCTCCGCGCGGATCCGGACGTCTTCGGAGAAGCTGTAGCGCCCTTTGAGGTGCGAGCCGTCGCGGCCGTCGACCAGTCCATCGCGGCCCTGCTGTTTGTAGGCGGTCGTCCAGCGCTTGAGCGAGCGCGTGGAGATGCTGAGCGGCTCGTCGCGATCGGCGGCAACGATCCGGAATGTCTCGCGGTTCGCGTCGACGAAGCCCTGCTGATCCGCTTCCGACCGGCTGCCGCCGCGCAGGAAGGCGCGCCAGGCGATGACCGCCTCCTCACGTGCCAGCGCGCTGGCACGAACCCGGTCCGTTGCGCGCGTGAACTTCTCTTCGCGCGCGGACGTTGTCGTCGTCGCGGTGATCGAAGCCAGGAGCTCCGGATGGGCGCTGATGTATGCCGCCTGCGGCGCGGCAGGAATCGAAGTGAATTCGATGAGAAGAGCGTTGGCGTTGCGGCCGCGTACCTGACGGCTGGCCACCTGCAGCTCGCCGCGCGCCGCCAGGCGCCGCACCGACCGAGGGTCGATCTTCATGAGAGACGCGACCACGTCCACCGGCAGTGGATCGATCGGGATCGGCGGATGGGCGAATTCGCTCACGCCTGATCTCCATCGTGCAGATTCGCGATTACGCCTAAGAGGATCGGCTCGCCGTTATTGGGACACGGCGCCCACCATTCGAACTCGCCAATCTCGGCGACAACAATGGGATTAGTGAGGCGACGGAATTCAACGTGCGTGTGGGTCAGGCCGCAGCGCGCACATCCGGTGAGCTCGTCGATTGTCATGCCTGCGTGACCTCCGTGTCGCGGATCCGCAGGTGGATCACTTCATCGGCTGTGGGGCACGTCGTCCATAGGAAGAAGAGCAGCTCGCCGACCTGAAGAGGCTTGGTGCGCTTGAGGTAGTGGATTGATTCGTGATCGCCGCCGCAGCGAACGCACGCGGCGATGTCGACGGTCATGCGATGCGCGTCCGTCGTCATCGCTTGTCTCCGTGATCACAGAGCACTTGTTCGATGCGCGCGGTGATGATTCGACGCAGTTCGTCGGACGTCACGAGCATCGCCTCCGGCCAGTCGTCAGGACTCGATCGATCGGGCAACTCGGAGACGTCCTGAACGATGAGATCGAGCGCGATTTCGAGCAGGTTCATGCCTGTCTCCGCGCGTCTGAAAACTCAACGACTGTGGCGTCGTCGAACAGCATCGACGGTGGAACGATCTCGCCCAGAAGGTTGCTAACCGCGAGCGCGATGAGCTGCTGCTGTGCGGCGGTGGCAGCGTGGTTCCCTTTGCGGATCTCCAGCAATTGCGCCGTGTCGATCTGCTCGAATCCGTAGCGCTCCTGTATGTGGTCGCACGCGTGGAGAATCGTGGGTATGCGCCACTGGTGCGTTTGGAGAAATCGTTCGAGCTTCGTCGTGGCCACGATGCGCCGGAAAGACCCGCGATTCGGCGTTCCCCAGCACACGTTGCATTGGATCGGCGCAAACGGAACCGCCGGCATCTCCACCATCGCGCCGCCGACGCCCTGCCGACCCTTCCCCATGGTCCGAACCTGACGGTTGTCAGACTGGCTGCCTACAAAAGAGCGCCGGCGAAGCGCGATGGTGAATTGGTTGAAAAGGAGAGCGAGGAGGAAGCGGATCATGATGCCTTCCTTTTCGTGGAAGACGTTCTTGCCGCAGGGCTGGCGAAACCAAAGACCTCAGCGATCGAGACGGCGCGCTTCAGCTTTTGCTCGGCGGCAGAAACGATGCGCTGCATCGTTTTCTCGGTCGGGTTGCCGCGGCCGTGCCGCAGCGTAATCGCGTGCTTCCGGCTGAGGCCTGTTAGTCGCGCGAGTTCGGAGGTAGTGATTTCGTTCGCAGCGAGGAACGCGTCAAGGGCTGTCTGTCGCGGCATGAGTCATATATTACCCTGTATCACACAGGTGTCAATGCTCTTGCGCTGAGGCGTTTTTGAGGTGTAACCTTTGTTACACACCAATGTGGGGCGATGACATTCGGCGCGCACGGCTAGCGGCACGGTTAACCGTGACTGCTCTCGCCAAACTTTCGGAGGTCAGCCGGAAGCAGATAACGCTAATCGAGCAAAACAAAAACGTCAGCATGGACACGCTGGCGAAGCTCGCGCCGCACTTGCCTGCGCTTCGAAGTCTGACGCTGACTCAATCGCGACATGTATCCACGCCGAAATCTGCGAACGAAACCGAGATTGATGTCGATTCAGCCCATCGTGTGCTTCGTCAACTGCGATCCGGCGTTAGCGCTATGGAGAAAATCCTCAAGGGCGAAGATCCCGGAATTCTCAACGGCGAAGGTCCCGTCGATCGCGAAAAAACAGAGCCTTCGAGTGTTGCCGACGTCATGAAGCGGCTCGCTGCGGATGTGTCCAGTCTTCCGCCGGAGAAGTTGCTCGAATTTTTTAGTGACATGGCGGAGCGCGTCAGTCAGTCAGCAGCGGATGAATCCTCACCGCTTCGTCTCCCTCGCAACCGCAAACGGCTGCATTCCGCCGTTGGTCGGGTGATCACATTCTCAAAACTTCCGAGGAAAAACAGATGAAACGTTCAACAGTGTCCGTGCCATCAGCCGTAGATTTGCTGTCCAGACGAGACGTGTGGACGGATGCGCCGATCTCGCTCGTTGAAAAGGATCAGGAAGGCATTGGTGTTGCCGAGGAGCACGCGATCGATCGCCTGTTGAGCAGCGATTTCGACGCATGGTTGTTCGATGACGATCCGAAAACTCTTACATTTTCGCGGGCCGTTGTCGCCGTCGCGCGAGAGATTCGCGACGAGCAGCCGCAGAAAGCTGCCGACATGGTGGCGGCGGCGATTGACGTGATCACGCACATAACTAAGAACAACGACCTTCGCCCGGTGCTAACCAACGGTGCCGCAGGCGAAGCGTGGAGAGAGCGGGCGGAATGCCTGGCTCAACTCGGTCGAATGTCGGAAGCGTTAGATGCGGTTGCGGCGTCGGAATCCCACTTTGATGCGTATGCATCGAGCTCCTTCGCTACAGCGCGCCTGGCTCTCACGAAGGCGAATGTTCTGATCCAGATGCGTCGCGGGTCCGAAGCCCTTTTCGATGTTCGACGTGCTGCGCAGATTTTTGCTGAGTACGAGGATGCGCAGCAGATGACCAACGCGAAGACGATCGAAGCTGCGATTTTGTATCAGTGTGGTCGTCCACGAGAGGCTTTGATTCTGTGGTCAGAGCTCGCGGAACAATCCGCCGAGGATGGGAACCAGGAGGTCGCGGCAGCGCTCGTCGCAAATACTGGAATGTCGCTAACTGAGATCGGCGAATATGCTCGCGCGTCTCTTGCCCTAGCTTCAGCACGCGACATGTATGAGCAGCTCTCCAAACCCGTCAACGTCGCGATTGTCGATGCGGCGATTGGTGCCAATCTCGTCGCATCCGGGAAGCTATTGGAAGGCGTTTCGCAGCTGTCGCGTGCCGCGGACAAGCTGCTTGAGTTGGGCCTCGTGATTCGTGCCGCACTCGCACGAGTGGAAATCGTTGAGGTGCTCTTAGCGTCGAACGATCACCGTCACGCCTTAGTGATGGCGCGGCGGCTGGTAGACGACTTCTCCGCTGCCGGCATGGCTGCAATGGCGATGGCTGCTCTGGCTTATCTACGGGAGGCCGTTGCCAACGATGTCGCCAAACCAGCTCACGCAAGGCACGTTAGAACGTACCTGCAGCAAAGTCAGGCGCGGCGTGATCTCGCCTTCGTACCTTTGCCCGAAGAGTGGCCGCGGCCGTGAACGACGCGACCGCGGCCACCGCTTTTCTGAGGCTGATCAGGGTTTCGGCAAAACGGGATCGATCAAATCGAGCGGCACCAGGTGCCGCACGATCTGTTTAACCCAGGAGAAGAACCCATTGCCCGGATCGCTCCTCGGAGCGGCGGCGATGGTATGGCTGCTGATGATGACTGCGAGTAGAATTGCGGAAAGATGGACCTTGGATTTGGACACGAAACGCCTCCTGACAGTTACCGATCGCGGCTGGATTGCCGGCCGGGAACACCGTTATAGACACGGAAGGCGCCTTCACGTAGGAGAGAGTTTGGGGAGCACTTCCCCTACCCTAAATCTCGTCAGGATTGCTTACACACCACCAAAAAAACCGTAGATAACGCGGAGGAGTATCAGATGAAGCGTCTCATCACGGCTGTGTCGATGTTCGTGCTCGCCTTCGGCTGCTCGACGGCGTACCAGAGCCACGGAGCGACTGGCGGTTACTCCGACACGAAACTGAGCCCGCGGAGCTACCAGATTCGATTCCAAGGCAACGGCTTCACACAAAACGATCGCGTATCGGTGTTTATGCTCCGCCACGCAGCCGAGCTCACGCTCGAAAATGGCTTTCGCTACTTCCTACTAACCGGGCAGCAGACTCAGACCTCTGTTTCTCACGCGGGTGGGATCAGCGCGAATTTTCCGAACCAGTCATCCATCGTGCGTTTTCTCGACAGGCTGGAAGACGATCCAGCGGCAGCCGACGCAGTGACCGTGATCCACGAAACGGATACAGAAGCGCAAGGCGCTCTTTCGGAGAAAGCGCGCGCAGCGCTGTCGAAATACTGATTTGGTTGGCTCATCTTCAAGCGCGCGGGCGAGCGAGCCACGATTCAAGGAAGGCGACGAGCTTCTCCACGTTCTCTTTCGACAGGGTGACGGTGCCTTCGCCCTCCCATCCTGATACGGACAGCGACACCACGTCACCGTCATGTGTCCGCAAGCTCAACGCGGCATCAGCCAGCCCCTCGATGTCGACGCCTGTCTGGTAGTCCGCCAACCTACAGGTCCTTGCCGGCTTTGAAATCCGGCGCGGGCGGCGTGACACCGCTACCGATAGCGCCGCCGGCGTCGTCGACCGTTCCTTCCTGGGTAATCAGCAGCAGGTTGTCGTCGCAGATGGCGCGCACTTCGTCCTCGCGGCTCGCATCAAACTCGATCTGAAATCGCATAGTCATACGAAAAGTGTACACCTCTGCTGCTGCACTGAAATAGTTGCACCTGCCTTCTGCCGTTTACAATTCAATTGTGGCGGGAACTCCGGGGGGAAGTGATCGGTCGCCGTGGTTGATCGCGCCGCTGCGCACGGTCGGCGACGTCGCGAAGCGTCTCAACGTTTCCGATGACCAGGTCGCGGCCTTCTTCGAAAGCCAGGAGCTCGTCGGCGTCGACATGAGCCTCGACGGTCCGTCGCGCAAATCATTCTGGTGTGCGAAATGCCGTTCGCGCCTGAGCGCGCCGCGGCGCTTCGAAAACAGGAAGCTGAAGTGTCCGATCGATGGCACCGTGATGATGCCGCCGAAGTCGCGTCGACGCGATCTCCGCTTCCGCGACGAGGACGTCGATCGATTCCTGGAGGAACGGTTCCGGCAGAGTGCCATCGCGATCGCGCGCAGCACGTTGCAACAGTCGAATTGAACCAGTGGCGAAAAAAGTGTCGCTGGAACCGATACAAGCGCTGGAGTCGATACAAGCCTGGTCACCCCGCGAGTCAAGCCCTACCGTATCCACCTGATTGTTTCGAACTGAAAGGCGGTCGCCGGGCGGCGTCGTCGGAACTCGGGTGGGAGGGCGTGATGAAGCGAGGGTTCTTGGGATTCGTGGGTCGAGGCACAGCGTTGGTGATGGCGCTGTGCCTCTCTCTTTTTGCGGCCGCGGCGTTCGCGGCTGATACTCCGCCGGCGAGTGCCGGCCAGGTCAACGTGCTGGCGATCTCCGGCAATCACTGGAACGACGACGTCAAGATCGACGCCAGCGCCGGCGACGTCGCGATGCGCACTTCAGATTGTCCCGTCGGTCCTTTCTTCACGGAGAATCTGTCCAAAGACGAGACGGACTTGCTCCGCGATTTTTCGCTGCATCTTTGCACTCAGCCGACGTCGATCTCAGGTCTTCGCCTCGGCGTGGTGTCGCTTCAGGTGACCGCGGGGTTTCCTCGCGTCCGGACGATCGCAACGTTCGCCGACGATCACGGCAACTTCAACAACGTGCGCATCGACGCGCTGCCGAACGCGCTCGCTGCCGGTGGCGGCAAATACGTTTTCTACGGCATCGAGAGCGGCACAGATCCTACGCATCCAAGAAAGACGCAGCTCGCGCTGATGCCGGAGAAAGGGAACGACCTGGTCGCGGTCATCAAGCTGTTCGACAAACACGGAACGCCAGTCGGGCCGGAGATTCAGGGCGTGCCCGTGCATGGCTGGACGCTGTACACGATCGAGACCGACGTCGACGTCGGCCGCGCCGAGGTGACGACGCTTTTGCCGAATTGGGGACCGTCGACGCCGGCGTCGTTGTTCGCGATCGCGCTCACGTTCGACAGCCGCGGCGGAGCTCCTGAAGCGACGCTGCCGCAGTTCGTCGCTGCGCCGGCCGCGCCACACGCGCCGTAGGTCGTTGCCTCACATACATCCGGCGGCCGGCGCGGAGCCGGTGGCCGGATGTTCGGGAGGCAACACCATGAAACGACTTCTGATGTTCGCGCTCGTCATCTCATCTCTGTTCGCGATCGCGGGCTGTTCGAACAACGGTCAATCACCGTCGCCGTTCCCGGCGGCGACGACCACGCCGGACATTCGCGCTGCGATCGAGGTGGGACGTTCGATCGGCCGCGTCGGCATCACGGTTGCGCTGCAGCAGCGCGGGATTCCGGCGAACGTGACTTCGCTCGCGCTCGCGGAGCTCGACGCGGATGTCATCACGCCTGCACTCGACGGCGGAACGTTCACGCTGGCCAGCGATCCCGCGACATGGAAACCTGTGCGCGACGAGCTGGTCGCCCGCGGTTCGACCGCCCTCGTGAAAGCGGCGACCTCGAATGGTGTGCCGCTACTCGACGAGGCGACGGCAAAGGTCCTCGTCAGCGAGTTCGTCGACACGATCGCCGCACAGGCGAAGGCGGCAGCGACGCGGAAATCCAACACGCTCTAACGACATCGTTCGCGCCGCCGCTGCTGCTGCGCTGCCGCTCCGCTCGCGTAGCGGCGCTTCGGGCCGCGTGGGCGGTGGACTGGATGGGATCGCACGGCGGAGCTGGATGGACCGGCGCACGCAGCGCGGCGTGAACGTTTTTCAGGACTGACATCAATGAACCTCGACAAGCACTTTCTCTCCAGCAAGATCAACGTCACGGCGATTCTCGTCGGCATCATCAGCATCGCCTCGATCGCTGACAAACTGCCGCCGCAGTTCGCGCACCTGGCGCCGTGGCTGACGCTGGCCGGCATGGTGGCGACGGTGCTCTTTCGCACCTTCTTCACCACGAACACTGACGCGGGATCTCCGGACAAGCTGGTCGTCCTCGGCAAGCCGCCGGCTACGCCGACGCTGGCGATCGCCGCGGCGATCGCGGCGATCATCTTCACGCGCTGCGCGATCGCGCCGGCGAGCTTGCCATATCGCGCATGCCTTTTTGAGCGCAGCCAGGCGCGCGGCCTTTTCCTCACCGGCGAAGTCGTAGCGCAGGACGCAGATCAACGCGTGCGCTTCCGCTACGACGATCCAACGTGGGGCGATCACGACGACAAACGCGATCCGCGTCACGGCTTCATCTGGATCGCGGACAACGACGAGCAGCGCGTCGTGCGCCGCTGCCAGGCCGCCTCGCCGTTCGGCGATCTAGACGCGTCCAGGCAAGCCGCGGCCGTGCCGCACGACGCGTGGGAACGCCAGTGAATTACGACTGGTGGGAGGACCTCGGCCGCGCGCTCGAGGAGATGGACATCAACAAGAAGGAGAGCAAATGAAACAGCACTTCGGAATCCTCATCGCAGTCATCTTCATCGCACTTTCGGCCTTTGGCCAGACGCACGTCGACGACTTCAAATGCAACCCCGCGAATCTCGCAGGAACCGGCTACGACTGCGCCGGCATCGATCTTCTGATCGCAACGGACAGCGCAATGGATATCCGCACGTGGCCGGGACCGCGATCGGATCGCTTCAACTCGCAGAAGGCGTTCCTCGATTGGAATCGATGGGCCAACCTCGTGGGGGCCGACATCCGATCCCACAATATGGCCAGCTACCGCTGGCACATCGTGAGACTCGCGCTGCGCGGGCCGGTGAAGGTGTCGGACGCGGTGCGCCTGGTGCGGCTGTCTTTCACCGTTTCACGCCAGAAGGTGAGTGAGCCTCATCAGACGGTGCGTGAGCTTCCGAGCATCGACTCAGCCGGCATCACGCCGTGCAACGCGCAGGAGTATCGGAAGGCCGTCGCCGCCGGGTCGAGCACCGAATACGACCTCGCCGCAACGCTGCTCGAACGGCCGTGCGCCTTGCCTGCTCACGCGACGCGCGACGACGCGCTGCTCTTCTGGGGGCGAGCCAATCAATTGCTGTTTTCCATCGACGTCTCCCAATGGTCGCCGTGGTATTCGAACCGGCCTCACACCGCCCACGAGTTGGCGATCCATGACGCCGTCACTCGCGAAACGATCACGCTCCGCCTTCTGAAGCAGTGGGAGACGACCGGGCAGCCGCCGGCGCAGTGGCGCGAGCAGCTCGAAGCATTCGCCGTTTCCGTGGACAAAGCGAACACCGGACCGGGTCGCGTCGTCGTGGATGGCGATCGATGGGTCGCTGTAAGCGCCGGTGGCGGATCGACTCAAAGTCGCTGACGCGCGCGCGGCATGAGCGCGGAGCGTGGATTGGACATGACCCGAAAAGTGGAGACGAAAAAGGTGTCGTTCATCGGCAGAGCCGTGACCGCCTATCAAAACTCCGACGCTGCGGTCCGCCTCTCCACGCGCTGTGCTCTTGCGGCGCTCGCGTTTCCCGCCGGTGCAGTTGTGAAGCTGATGTGGAAGTGAATAGGAGACCAACAACGTGATTCCGGATTGGCTGATTCAGATGGTGGCAGGGGTGGCGATCGCCGTCATCGGCTGGTTCCTGCGCGGGCTGCGCGAGGACGTCGACAAGATCAGGCTCGACTTGGCGAGGAACTACGTCACGCACAAACAACTGGGCGCTCTGCGCCGCGATATTCGCGCTGCCCTGATGATGATGAACAACCTTCAGATCGAGCTCGCGCGCCACTTCAAATTCAAGCCGGTGCTGGCCGCGGTGCCAGCCTCCGATGACGAGGATGGGGAGTCGGATACCGAATGATCAAGAAGCGGAACCGACCGGAAGGAGCACCGCGCAGCGTGACGAAGAAGGTCACGGCGACGAAGCGCGCGAAGCGAACGCTCAAGACGGTGAAGCCGCGCTCGAAAAAGCCGCGCGGCAATCCGAATGGACCGCCCGTCCGCGGCCGTCGCAATCGCTCCACCATCGACCAGCAGGTTGGCTTTGCCGATTGGCTCGAGACTCAACTGCTCGAAGTGCCGAAGCCGACGTATGAGGACATCGAACAACGACTGAAGGCGACGGGCTTTTACGCGTCGCGATCGGCGCTCTCGCGGTGGGGACTGAAGTTCGACGTTCGCCGACGCGAGATGAAGATCCTTCTTGAGAAGGCGCGGATCCTCGCATCTGAAGATCCGGAGACGATCCTGGTACTGGAGAAGGCGACCTCGAATCTCGCCGAAACGAAGCTCTTCGAGTTCCTGCTCGGACACGATAAAGATTCGCTCGACGAGAACGCGCTCAGCGTCATTTTCGCGCACTCACGCCTCCAGTCCTCATCGGCGAGCCGCGAACGCGCCGCAACCGTGGCCGGCGGCAAGTTCCGAGCGGCAATGACGGCGCTCAAGCGCAGTCTCGACGAAAAGCTGCGCAGCAAACCGGAGATCGCGAAGATCGTCGTCGAACTGATCGACAAGTCGTATGCGGAGGTCAGCCGCTGATGGCCGACCACGCGATCGATCTGGCGAACTCGCTTCGGCGCGCACTTCCCGGCGCCGAGAAGGCCGCGCCGCGGCCGTCATCGCTGCAGCTCTTTCTGGAAGACGACATCAGCACCGACAACGGGCCGTGGTCGATCGAGGGGCACGAAGCCTTCGCCGAGATCCTGCAACAGATGGACGACGTGTTCCGGCGCCCGTTGCGCGACTCGGAGATCGCGCTGCTGAAAGCCGAGCAGATTGGTGCGACAACTACGATCGGCCTCGGGCCAGCGCTTCACCTGGCGGCGGATCTCGGCCGCAACGTCGGCTACTTCCTGCCGACCGATAAGTTCGCGAACAAGGTGGGACGCACGCGCGTGAAGCGCATGATCTCGAAGTCGACCTACCTTTCCGCGCGGATGAAGGATCGCGACGTCGTGAACCAGGCGACGATCCGCGAATTCGACGGCAAGTACTTCTACATCGTCGGTCTCGAATCGATGATCGGCGCGATCTCCACGCCGCTCGACGTCCTCCTCTACGACGAGGTGGACATGCTGCCGGCCGAGAACATGGAATGGTCTCAGGGCCGCGTCGCGCACTCCGATCTGCGCGCGGCCGTGTACTTCTCGGCCGGCTACGCGCCGGGCGCCGGCATCGACCTTCGGTATCAGGAAGGAACGCAGCACAAGCGCCTTTTTGATTGTGCGAATCGCTCCTGCAAACGCAAGGGCATCTGTCTCGAAGAGGAGTTCCCGGAGTGCGTCGCACCGAATCCGGCGCCGGTCGGCGATCTCTTCATTCGTGTATGTCCGAGCTGCAAGCGACGGATCGACGTGAGTGGAGGCCGTTGGGTCGCCACGTATCCGCAGCGCGCGAAGCAGCGCAAGATTTCGTACCGCCTTTCCGCGCTCGCTGTCGCGGCGATGAGTGCCGATTACATCTGGAATCGGTGGACTAAGTGCCGCACCAAATCGCAGAAGGCAAAGTTCCGCTGCTCGGTGCTCGCCATTCCCGACGGCGGCGCGATGCAGCCGATCTCCGATGTCGAGCTGAATCGGATGCAGTCCGGCGAGGTGAAGCTGCTCCGGCGCGGCCAAGGTTCGCTCCCTCGTTACGCCGGCGTGGACGCGGGTGATCTCTATCACTTCGTCTGCTACGAGCGAATGCCGTCTGGCGATCCGCACCTGGTTTCGGTGCGGGAGATCGACAGTGATCACGCGCTCGAGGAGATCTCGAAAGCGATCAGTGAGCTCGGCATCGTGCAACTCGTGGCCGATAAAAAACCGCACACGAATGTCATGCGCGCTTTGGCGTATCGCTTTCCAAAGATCGTCGCGCTGCAGGACTTCCAGAATGGGAGCACGCTCCGCGTCGTCGACGAGGATCACGAGAAGAAGATCTACCGCTGCGTCAAAATCGATCGCGACGAGTCGCTCGATGAAACGACCAGCGACTTCACCGGCGATCACTTCCTGCGGATCCCGTACATCGAGAGCGCGCCGGAAATGGCGATCTTCGCGACGCACGTGAAGAACCTCCGCAAGGAGCGGTCGATCGACGCAAAAGGCCGCGTGATCGACACCTATATCAAGGGCGTTGCGAACCACTGTGGGATGGCGCTGAACTCCGCGCGCCTGGCCGAGATGATTGCGCCGTCCTTTTCGCCTTTTGCGTTTTACAGCTGCGAGGAGCTCGGCACTGACATCGATGGCGACGAAGACTTCCGGCGACTGGGAGGGTTCGTCTGATGCCGGCCTCTCTCATCGTCGATGCCTATGGGCGTCCGTTCAACTACAACGCGGCGCCGCAGGAACCTGTCTCGCCGATCCGTCAGACGTGGGACCCATTTGCGGGGCGCACGCTCGGACGCGACGAGATCCCGCCGGACATGATCGCGCGCGCGATCGCAAACCAGCTGCCGCTCTCGCAGACGCAGATGCTCTGCAAGCGCGTGCTCGACAACGACTCGCGTTTCGGCGGCTTCTGGCGCGACTACAGCGACGCGATCTCAGGGCTCGACTGGGAAGTGATTCCGCGCGAGAAGAAGTCGCGGGCCGACAAGCGCATCGCCACGAAAGTCGCCGAGGACGCGGAAGAGCAGCTCGGCGAAGTTCCGGTCGAGGATCTCGTCAGCAGCGTCGTGTGGGGTGACTACGCGCCGTTCGGATGGGCCGAGAACGTATTTGATCTCCAGACCAAAGACCTGCGCGGTTGGGAGCTGCCCGACGTCACGCGCCAGTACTGGGATCCGATGAAGTCCACACTGCGCCTTCTGACGAAGGACGCTCAGTCGTTCGGGGTGGAGCTCGCCGCGAACATGTGGGTGCTGCACACGTCGAGCATTCGGCCTGGCGGTCCGCGCGAGGGCGGCTACTGGAAGTCGATCCTATGGGACTACGCGCTCAAGCATTACTCGCTGGCTGACTGGCTGGAGCTGTCCGACATCTGGGGGATGCCCTGGGTCCTCGCCTTCATTGAAGATCCAAAGGACCGCGACGCTGTGATCAAGGCCGTGCAGACGATGTCGCGCAAAGGACGCGGCGCGTTCCCGAAGGGCACCGAGGTCACGATCGAGAGCGGCAAAGGCGCCGGATCTGTGGACATCTTCGACAAGATGGCCTCGCGCTGCGATGACAACGCATCAATCCTTTTCACCGGTCACGATCTGATCGCCGGATCGAAGTCCGGTACCGGCACGCTGGCGAACAAAGGCGCGCAGCGAGTCGCCGAAAAGCTGATCAAGCGCGGCGCTCGCGGCGTGATGAAAACGATTCGCCGCGATGTCATCAAGGTGCGCGCGACGCTGAAGTTCGGCTACGACGTGGCGATGGAGTACTGCCCGACGTGGAAGCTGAAGTACGAGCCGCCGATCGACGTGCTCGCGCGCGGCCGTTCGTTCGTTATGGTGAATCAGATCCTCGCGCCGCTCGGCAAAGCGATCGCCGAACAGCAGATCCTCGAGGAGTTCAGCATCGCCGAGATCGTCGACATCAAAGCGACCGCTCCGCCTGAGCAGACGCCGCCGAAGGACAGCGGCAACGACAACGCGGATCTGACCGTCGACGCTTCGCGCCGGCCGCGGCGCCGCGTTGCGGCCGCAGCGCCGGCGACGCATCCGTTGGCGACGCATGAAGACGTCGAGAGCATGGGCGCGGCGCTCGCACAGCGGCAGTTCGCCGCCGCCGGCGCCGACATTCACAACATCATCAATAGTGTGCCGCTCGAAGAAGCGGCCGCTGCGATCTGGGAGTCGTATCCGGACGTCGGGCAACCGCGCAAGTTCGCGTCGCTCGCGCGCGACGTGATGGTGACCTCCGCGATCATCGGCGCGGCCGACGCGCATGAGGAGGTGGCCAGTGCCAACTCCTAGCCTGCAGCGCATGGACCGCTATTTCACCGAGGCGGTCGCGTATCACCGCTCGCGTGTGCCAATGACCGACAGCGCCGTCGCGAAGCTGTCATCGGACGCGCGGCTGCGCGCGTTCTACGCGTCCGGCCTGGCGCGCCAGGCGGAAGCGGTTGCCACGCATCGGCTCATCGATGAGGCGCTGCGCAACGGCACGACGGCAGCGCAGTTCCGCGCCGACTACGCGAAAGCGGCAGCCGCGAACGGCGGATCGATTCTTCCGGTCTCGCGGCAGAACCTCGTGATCCGTCAAGCGACCGGCCTCGCGTATGCGGGTGGCCGGATGGAGAAGTTGCGAGCGGTTTCCGATACGCGGCCGATCTGGATGTATCCGCTCGGCCCGCACGACGAGAAGACGACGAGCATCTGCATCAACCTCGAAGGCTTCATGGCTGAGGCAAACTCGCCGGTCTGGGAGCACATCGCGCCGCCGAATCATTTCGAAGAGCGTCATCTGCAGGTCGTCTCGATGACGCGCGAGCAGGCGGCTGCTCGCGCGGAGAAAACGGGCGGCAAAGTATGGGAGGACGTCGAGGGCGGCGGCGAGTATCCCGTCATTGACGGACAGCAGATGTTGCCGGACGCCGGCTTCGACATGCAGCCGTCGCTCCTGGCGAGCGACAGCCGACAGCTGGTCGAGGAGTTTTCGAAGCTCGCCGGTGAGATGACGGCCGGCGACGCGGAGACCTACGGGCTCGCGTCGATCGGCGATCTCGCTGAAGAGGAGATCGTCGACGCGCCGGAGCTCGCGGCGGCGAGCGACGCAGAAGAAGGATGGGCGGCGCTGCGCGACGCAGCCGGCATCCCGGACGAACTGGAAACGACGTTCGTGCCGGACATGTTCGGCGACGGCGCAATCGTGAACCGCGGCAGCTACGACGCGATCTTCGGCGACACCGATCCGGAGCTCGCGCCGCTGCTGCCGGATCTGCTGACCGATCCGGCCGAGGTGTGGTTCGTGCCGTTTGCGACGGACGCCGGCGTCGAAGTGGTCAAGCGATTCTTCGGTGCGTTCGACCTCGACGGCGAGACGGTCTGGCTATGGGCTGACCAGGCACCGAGCGGCTGGATCGCGCGTGGTGGCGTGAGCGGACCGGAGCAGCTCGACGCGCTCAGGAAGGGCTATCTCGTTTTCTCGAAAGTGCCGCGGAAAGCGAAAGCGGCCCGGAATGCACCGAATTTGGCGACTGACGCGACAGGGAGCACAGCCGCGCATCACGGCGCGGAAGACCCGATCGCGCCGCAGGCGAGCGTTTAGGCGGTTTTTAGGCGGATTCTGACAATGACGACACAGGCGGGTTCGAAAAAGGAGCGAAAGTCGGTGGTTGCGAGCGTCGGCGGAGGTCTGTCGATCGCCGTCGGCCCCTGGCAGCTCATCGCCGCCGATCGGCGGCTCGCAGCGGATTCGCTCGGTGGCGATCCGCCGACCGAACTACTGCTCATTCCGTCGCCGGAGTGGGTCCTCGAAGACATCACGATCAACACTCCTCGCACCGCGCTCGAAGAGGTCGTCGCGGAAATCGTCGCACGCGGCATCGATATCCATTGCGACTACCACCATCAGTCACTGTACGCGGCGAAGACCGGCATCCAGGCGCCGGCAGCGGGGTGGGCGGGCTTTTCAAACTTCAAGGTCGACGCGAAAGGGTTGTGGGCGACCTCGATCCGTTGGACCGCCACGGCCGACGACTATCTGCGCAACGGGGAGTACCGCTACTTCTCACCGGTCGTCTACTTCGAGGATCGGTCGCTCGTCATCACCTCGCTCGATTCCTGGGCGCTCACCAACACGCCGCGGACAAACGACCAGCCGCCGCTCACGGCCGCGCTGGCAGCAGCACGTTTCGAATCACGCCGCATCGCGGCAACAAGGGAGGCAGGGATGAACGATTTTTTGCAGTTACTGATCAACCTTCTCGAACGCGCGTACTGGTCGTGCTACGACGACGAGGACCGCGCCGAGCTCGTGTCAACGGCGAAGAAGGTCGCCGAAGTTGCCGAGCAGGTTTTCGCGTCTGGCCAGCAGCAGGCCGCCGCATCGTCTGAGTTCGGAACAAAGGTCCCGAAAGATGCGACGCTACTGCAGGCGCTCGTCGCAGCGGGTCTCACGCTGCCCGCCGACGTCGTGACGCAGCTCGCGGCAGCAAAGCCGCCAGCAGAAACCGACGACGTGCCGGCAAGCCTGTTGACGCTTGTCAATCTCCCGGCGGAAACCAAGCGCCCGGCGTTCGCCGCGCACCTGGTGAGTCTCATGACCGAGCGCGTGCCGCGCAGCGAGCTCGAAGCTTCGCAGGCCGAGCTGCAGGCGTCGCGCGCGAACGATGAGAAGACGAAGGTGGATAACCTTCTCATCAAGTTCGCCGATCGCTACACGGAAGCTGAGGTACCGGAGCTCCGGCGCATCGCGGCGTCGAGCGCCGACAACTTCGGAGCGATCGAGGCGAACCTCAGCAAGCGTGCGCCGATCGTTCGCGCCTCGGCGAGCCGCGAGACCGATCCGCCGGCGCCGAAGCTCGTCACCGCATCGCGCACCGTGACGATCGCCGGTGAGTCGCGTCCGGCAACCGAGGACGGCACCTCCTCGCACGACGCGACGATGCAGATCCTCGCCTCGAAGGGGTGGCCGATCAGCAAGTACAACGAAGCCAACGAGGTTCGCAAGGCGGCCGATGCAGCCGCGGCGAACAGCGCCAGCGCGTAACCGACAACCGACAACCGACAACTCACGACATACGGAGGAAGCATGCCGAACTTTTCAATCGCAACTGAAATCGATGTCCTCAGCCTCACGCGCATTCCGACTGTCGCGCTGCCGCGCGGCGTGTTCGCCGGCGAGGACGGCAATCCGATCGGCGCCGGCGCGCGCGCTCTCGGTGTCTCCCGCATCGGCGATCTCTCGTCGGCCGACGTCACCGCGAAGAAAACCGCGACGATTGGCGTCCAAGGCCTCTTCCCGCTGATCGTCGGGACCGCGTTCGCCAAAGGCGCGGAGCTCGCCGCCGACGCGAACAGCAAGGGCATCACCGCGGTCGCGGGCAACTACGTCAACGCGATCGCTGAGGAACAGGGCGTGACCGCGGGCGACGTCGTGATGGTGCGACGCGTCCAGTACAAGATCTGAATCGTTTCGATTTTTCAATAAGTCGTTTTCGCTCATCAAGGGCGGGGAACTGGGAGGGTGTGAAGATGGGCAAGGTACTTTTTGCGGCCGACAAGCTCGGCAACCTGCGGCAGGTGGATCCGCATCTCACGGCGCTGTCGAACGGCTACCGCGCGCCGAAACTCATGGGCATCACGGACCTCTATCCGATCGTCCGTTCGCCGAAAGAAGCCGGGAAGTACACGAACTGGTCTCCGGACCCGTACATCCCGATCGACAAGCTGCAAGTCGGTATGGGCGCCAAGCGCCTGCGCATCGACGTGAACAACTCGAGCGGCGCCTTCGCGACGGCGCAGTTCGAAGTTGAAGTCGCGATCCTCGACCGTGAGCTCCGCGAAATCGTCGAGGCCGATCGCGAGACCTACGTGGAGAAGAAGTCTCTCCGCGGCGAGTACGCAGACCGAGGTCGACGAGCTGCAGCTCTTCATCGTCGACAAGGTTCTCGACCTGGCGATGTACAAACTCTTGCAGCTGCAGCCGCACCTGCTCAGCAGCGGCGATCGCGCGAATTACTACGCGACCGTCAAGACGTCGATCGACAACTGGCTGAAGCTGATTTCCGGCGATTCCAAGGATCGCCAGACCATCGGCGTGGCGAAGCCGCGTGCTGATGGCCCGATCACTTCCGGCGCCCAGGCGTGGGCGGAAAGCGAAACGCCGCGCGGGAAACTCGAAGGATTCACCTGATGGCCAGTGGACTCTCATCGACCGGATTCGAATCGCTCGAGGCCATCATGGTCCGCGCGATCGAGCGAGGCCAAAACCTTCAGCCGGTGTGGATCGACTTCGGCGAGCAGATGATTCTGCAGACGCAGATTCGCGCGGCCGCCGGCATTGCTCCGGACGGGTCGCCCTGGCCAGCATCGGCGCGCGCCGCAGGGATGCGCAGCGGTCAGACGATGCAGCGAACTGGAAAGCTCATCAGCGGTGTGACTTACGAATACGACGGCGCTGAATTCGCCCTCTATTCAAACGAGATTTACGCGGCCGTGCACCAGGACGGAAAGACCATCTATCCGAAGGCTGGTCACAAGGCGCTCGCGATTCCGATGAGTGACGCGATCGCCAACAGCTACCAGGCTGGCGTTTCGATCCGCGATCAATATCCGGGATCGTTTCTGTTTGTTAGTGCGCTCGGCAACGCGTTCATCGCGCGCCGTCCGGAGGGAGGCGGCGATCTGGAGTTTCTTTTCCAGCTTCGCTCCTCGGTGACTGAGCCGAAGCGGACGTTCATCGGTTACTCGGAAGCCGACATCACCTACTTCGAAGGGCGCGTCGTGCAGCACTACGGCATGTTTGAAGCGGGAGGGTCTGCGTGACGCCATGGGGACTTTCTTCGTTCACATCGTCTTCATCGCCGCGATGGCGATGCAACCCGCCGACTGCGATCACGAAACCGCGGTCCATTGGGCGTGTTGGGATGGAGAGGAAATGCAACTGACGCCGGAAATGCGCGACGACTATGAAAAGAAATTCGCCGCGTGCAAGTTGAACGCGTCGCATCAGGCGGCGGTCGAATCGACGATCACGCGGATGATGAAAAATCGCAATCGCTACAACACCGTCTCTGCCGCGACGAACGTGCCCTGGTATGTGATCGCTCTGATTCACACAATGGAGTGCGACGGCCGTTTTGATTGCCATCTTCATAATGGGGATCCGCTCGCCGCGCGCACAGTGAACGTTCCGAAAGGACGTCCGCTCGTGGGCAAGGCGCCGTTCGGATGGGAAGAGAGCGCGATCGACTCGCTCCGCTTCGAGCACTTCGACGTCTGGACCGACTGGACGATCGCCGGAACGCTCTACGAATTCGAGCGCTACAACGGCTTCGGCTACCGCGCGCACAACACACCGACGCCGTACCTTTGGGGCGGATCACAGATCTACTCGAGCGGAAAATTCGTGCGTGACAGCGCCTTCGATCCGAAGGCGGTTTCAAGCCAGACCGGCGCGGCCGTGCTGCTGCGGCGGATGCTCGATCAGCACCTCGTCGAGCTGCCAAACAACAGCCAATTGGCTGCTGATCAGCTGTCGGCGAAGGGATCGCGATGACTCACGGTGAAAGTATGCCGAAAGAAGCCATCGGGCAGCGCCTCGATCCTGTGCTGATCGATGGCGGCGAGGCTGAGCTGATGGAACTTACGCGAAAATACGAGGGCCTGTTCGCAGGCCTTCGTCCACTGCTTCTTGCGCAGCCGCTTCGCCTTCATCGCTTTCCGTCTCGGCGATCGGCTCATGGCGCGATTCCGAGCTGCAGCAGCGCTGCAGAATCGTCGCCGTTCGCGACCATCGCATCGAAGTCTTCCGGCGTGACGACGTCGATGCTGTGCGCTGCCCGCAGGAGATGCGTCGCGGCTGCGTCGAACAGCGCATTAAGGTCGCGCGCCGCTTGCGCCGAAAGGCCGATGAAATCGCCGGGGTGCTGGTACGCCATCCCCGCTCATTATACGGAGGTCGCGCGTGCCTGAGTTCGACCTCGAACAGTTCTATGTCATCGACGCGCCGGCGCGCGTTCGCGCGTTCGTGAGCGAAGCGGACCTCCCGCACATCGACACGGCCGATTCGCTTGCCGACGCGATGAATTCGAGCGCGATCATTCTGCCCGGCCTGTTCGGGATCGTCGGCGGAATGCCGAACTTGATGGTGAACGGAAAACGCCGCCTCACCGCTGGCGCGCGCAAAAAGCTCTATCGCCTTCAGGCCGTCTTCGCTGTGGTCACCGAGGACTTCGGTCCGAAGGAGGGCGGCCGCCTCGGCGGAATGAAGCTCTGCCAGCAGCTCTCCGACATCTTCGACGGCTGGCGCGCGCCGGGGATGATCAGCACGTTCGATGTGATCAACGCCGCCGCGTTCGTTGCGCGCGGATTCGACGTCGCGCGCGTGCAGCATCAATTCGTAATCGAGGGGAAAGTCGAGCTGTTCACGACACCCGCACTGTAACCATTAACCGATCAGAGGAGACACCGATGAACGACGAAACGAACGCAACAGACGAATCGAAACATGCCGCGGCCGCGGTGGTCACGCAAGCCGAGGAGGCCGAGGACGTGATGCTGCTGTACGTCGACGAGGAGAGCAATCCCGGACCGGGCCAGTTCGTGATGCACGGAGTGAATCTCTTCTTCCGCCGCGGCGCTCTCACCGGGCCCGTAACCGCGACGGTTGCCGGCATCGTCATCGGACGCAACAAGCAGCCCGCAATCCGCATCGCGAGCGCCGAGGAAGTGAAGGCGCTGCAGCCGTCCGCGGAAAAGCCGGTCGACGCGAGCGAGGAGAAGTCGGGCGGCAACTCCGAAGAGAACGCCGGCGACAACAGCGGCGACAACACCGCGGAGAAAAAGGACGCTGCCGGCGTCGGTACGACGACGACGGACGCGAAAAGCGGCGACTCCGCTGGCGACAACACGGGCAGCGGCACGACGGCGCCGGCCGATCCGAAGCCGGACGCGTCGCCGGCGACGGAGCGCAAACCGAAACCGGGAGCGAAGCTCACCACCGGATAAAGAAGTGGTTCAACAAACAAACAACCTGCCGGCCGCCGCATGCGGCCGGTGGGAGTGAAGGGCGGGAGGCCAGACGATGATTCTCACAGAAGACGTACAAGTGCAGCTCTTTCGGCAGTCCGCTGTCGGCACGCTACCAGGCACGCCCAACGGCATTCTGGTTCCGCGGGGATCGGATTTCGAACTGCCCTACGATCAGGGGCTGATCGAGAACAGCCAAGTGCAAGCGGACGGGTTTCAACGCCCGTCAGGCCGCGGCAATCAGAAGGTGGAGGGCGCCGGCAACAAGGTCGTTCCGAACCTGAATTACCTGCCGTATCAAACGAAGGCGTGGTGCGGGCAGGCGACGACGACGGGATCGAGCGCGCCGTACACCACCGTTTGCAAGCCAAATCGCGCCACGCTTTACTACCTCTACGAGCTCGGGTTGATCCCGGCCAGCCTCTTCTACCGCTTCTACGACATGGTCACCAGCGAGCTGCATTTCTCGCTGGCAACCGAAGGCATTTTCGAGGTCGGGCAGAAGCTGGTCGGATCCGGCAAGGTTTCTTTCCCGCCGAGCGGTACGAGCCTCGACACCACGCCGACTGAGCTCGTTGCGCCGACGGTCGACTATACCGCCCTGACGCTTCTCGAAAACGGTATCGACGCCGGCGACATGATTTCGATGACTGTCGACTGCGTCGCGGAAATCGTCCAGAAGCGTCCTACGGGAGCGGGCGCGATCGCAACCGAGCTGCGGCTCAAAAAGAAGAAGGTCAGCGGTACGGTCAAGTTCTACTTCGAGTCTGACGCTCGTTGGGCTCGCGTCCGCACCGGCACGCGCACCTCACTCCGCTTTACGGTCATCGACACCGACTCCAATTCGGCGATCGGCGACATGGCGGAGGTGGAGCTCGAATCGATGGGCCCCAAGTTGGCGGACAGCGAGGGCGTGACTCAGGAGTACAAATTCAACGCCGTCCGATACGCCAACGTCACGGACACGCCCATCAAGTTCACCCACCTCAATACGACGGCAACCTACGACTAGCTCGCCGTCTCATCGCAAGAAAAAGGAAAACACATGGCGAAAATTCGAACGTTTCACATGCCTGGTGCAGTCGTCGAGGATGATCATCCGGACGGCGGCACGATTCACATCGTTCCGATGCCGGCGACCGAGGTCGGCGCGTTTCAGGACAGACTGAACGCTCTCCGCTACGTCCACAACGAAGACGGATCGCTGAAGCTCGTCGACGGCAAACCGGTCGACGTCGAGATCTCGATCGAAGAGTCGGTCAAGCAGCGCATCGCGATCACCCGCGAACACCTGGTGCGCAAGGTGACCAACATCGTCGACTTCGCCGACCCGGTCGACGCTGAAGGAAAGTGGAAGCTGATCGAGCTCACCACCGATGCTGAGATCGATGCCTTCCTCGGCGGCACGTCGATGCACGAGGTCGAGGTCGAGGTCAAGCTCACGCGATGGGTCGAGCGTGAAGTGAAGACCGAAAGCATCGTTCCGGATCCCGCCGGCGGCGAACCGACGCGCATCACCGAGTCGCGACTGGCGATGGTCCAGGAGCCGATCATCGAGAACGGCAAGCAGGCGGTGGAGAAGCAGATGGTGCCGGCGAATCAGCGCATGTACGAATACGTGTTCGATCGTGCGCGCTCGCTCGTGTCGTCGAAGGCGGCAGAAGTAAAAAACTCCTCGCCCACGCCGGCCGGTTCTTCGGTCTAGCAAGCGGTGATGCGAAGTCGCGCATCGCTGAATCGAAGCGGCGCGCGGCGGAACTGAAACGCACAGGGAAACTCCCGCCGCCGGCGACGTCGACCGTCGCCGGCGGCGCGGACAGTTTCCTGTGGCCGCAGAACCGGAAGGCGTGGGACGTCTGCCTCGACATGCTGTCGCAGATCGAGGTGGCAGGGATGGGCGGGATCGTCGGCTTCAGGTACGGCCGCGAGCTCGATCGAGTGATGCGAGCGAACGGCGTCGAAAACGAAGAAGAAGACGACGTTTTTCGCAAGATGCAGGCGTTCGAGCGTTGGTGGGTTGCGCAAATCAACGAACGGATGTGCAAGGCAACGAAGAAGAAGTAACGAGCGGGCGGGAGGGGAATGAGCGAGCACGTCGTAGTAGCGCGGCTGCAGTACGACGACTCCGGTTTCGTGACCGGAGTGACGCGCGACGTCGAGCTCACGCGGCAGATGCAGGCCGCGATGAAGGAAGGTGCGCCCGCCGTCCAGCAACTCGTCGCATCCATTCAGGCGCTCGGCGAAAAAGAGAAAATTGAAGCGGCGGCCGCCGAAGCATCTGCGAAGGCGAAAACCGCGCAAATCAATACGACGAAGGCGCAATCGCAGGCCGCGGCCGCCGCCGCGAACGCGACTGCTGCCGAGACGCGCGCCACGGCGGCTGAAACTCAAGCAGCGAAGGCCGATGAGATCGCGACGGTAAAGCTCTCCACCGCGAAATCGCAGCTCGAGCGCGCAACCGCGCAGGCGGCGCAAGCGCAAGCGCAACTCCAGGCGACGATGCAGCGGAACGCCGCCGCGGCTGAAGAGACGGCGGCCGGCGTCAACTCCATCGGTGCCAGTCTCTCGTCGGCTACGAATTTGGTGAAGGCGTTCTTGTCGGCGTGGGTCGTCCGCGAGCTCTGGGATGAGACGAAGAAGCTCGTGATGGAGGGCGTCAACTTCAACTCAGAGCTGGAGCAGACCCGCATCGGCTCGGCAGCGATCATCACTACGTTCGCGAAGATCTATGACGTCCAGGGACATCTGCTTACGGGCGCGGCCGCATTCAATGCAGCGCAGAAGATCGGCGCCGATCTGACGGATCAGATCAAGACGAAGACGCTGGAAACTACGCTCCTGTTTTCGCAGATGCAGGACGCGACGCGCCGCTCGCTCGCCTACGAGCTCCAGTACCTCACCGACGCGAAAGGCGTCGTTGCCAGCAACAAAGACCTTGCTTCCTTCACCTCATCGTTTGCGCAGGGCGGCGTCACGTTCGGACTCTCTCCGGACGAGATCCCGAACAACCTGCGTGCGCTGCTCACCGGCCGCGCCGATCCGCGCCACGCACGCTTCGCGGCCGCGCTGCTCTCCGAGTTCGGATCGAACAAAGAGGCCCGCGAGCAGATGGAGACGTGGCACGAGCAGGGAATCCTGATCCAGGAGCTGCAGAAGCGGCTCGAAGCATTCGCGATGGCCGGCAAAAAGTCGATGGACACGTACACCGGTGCGTTGTCGAATCTGCACGACGCGTGGCAGCAGCTCCTTGGCGAAGGAACGACCGGTGCGACGAAGGAGCTGACGACCGACATCCTCAATCTTCGCGACTCGATCGTCACAGTTGACAAGTGGGGCAAGGCGACGTTCAACGCGGAGTTGCTCAAGGCCATCAGAGACACGGCGGACCTGCTCGCCAAGGGCGCTACGTTCACGGTCACCGTGGTTAAGAAAGTTGTTGAGCCGGGTGGCGCGAAGGACTTCTCTGATTTCTTCGGGGAGGAAATGCAGTCGTCGGTCGGCGATCCAGTCCGCGCCTTTTTCTCGAACATGCAGACCGGTACGCAGAGGTTCCTGAACAAGGTCACCAACATCCACGCTTACGGGATGTCGCGACGCGGTGAGGAGTCCGACAAGCAGCTCACCTATGGTTATGTCCAGCCTGGCGTTCAAAACGATCCGTTCGTCGTTGCCGGGAAGTATTGGTCGGACAAACTCTTTGGCGATTCGGGCGGCTGGCTCAATCCGGACTCGCCATTTACGAAATCACCGACGGCGGCGCCTGGTGCTCCGGGTACGCCGTACTGGGCGCGCGCGGTTCCGAACAAGTACAGCGAAGCGATCGGGCCAGCCGCACCGTACACGCTGAAGAGCGGCCACCCGGAAGCCGACGACACCAAGGCCGAGAACCAACTGGCCGACTTTCAGCGCTTCATGGAGCCGTTCCATGTCGGTGCTGCTGGAGGAACGGACAACGACCCGCTGGCCAAGGCGCTGCAGCAGATCACGGTCGAGCGGCTGCAGGCGATCGATCACTACAAGAAGGCCCACAAAGAGCTGTCGGATGCAAATGAGGATTGGAAGAAAGACCTCAAAGACATCGAGGCGACGTTCACCAATCGCGGCAACGATGCAATGGCGAAGTATTTGACTGACATCAGCGACGTCCAAAAACAGCTCTCCAAAAAGTATTCGCCAGCGAAGGCGGGTGACTACGAGACATCGATCAACGCGGAGCGGCAGTCCGCGCTACGGGAGATCGCCGACGATCAGAAGAAGTCTCAGCTCTCAGAAGTGATCCCATTTAAAGGGGAAGAGATCGCCGGGAAATGGGAGAAGGTTACAGACGACGCCGCCGAGTTCTTCGACAAGAAACTCGCCGACGCAGCGGGTGCCAGCATCACGAAGATCAACGAAAAGAGCGTGCAGGCGACCAAGCAGACCGTCGAGCTCGAGGAGCAGATCCGGATCGACGCGAACACGGAGACGGAAAACCGGCGGATCGATCAGATCACCAACTCGGTCGATCGCGAGCTCGCGGTGCGGATCGCGGCGAATGATCGTTGGGCGGCCGAGGAAGACAAGCGCACGCAGATCGATCTCGCCGGCGACGCGATGAAGGAGCTTCGCGAAACGCGGCTCGGCGTCATCGAGCAGGCGCGTATTCAGAAGAACCGTGCTGCCGAGGATGCTGCGTTCCATGCACGCCAGGCGATGATCGCCGGGACCGACGACTGGCTGACCAACCTCGAAAAGCGCCGCGATGAAGTGATTCCGAAGATCGGCGTCACGCTGCAGGACACGGTCATCGGCGCGCTCGAATCGACGCAGTCGGCGATCGACAAGTACTTCGAGAGCATCGCCGCGAGCAACGCGAACCTCGGCGCGAGCGCTGACTCGCTTGTACACGACCTCGGGCAGAAGTGGTCGAAGGTATTCGCGGAGGCGCTCAGCGCGCCGCTGCACGGTGGATCGATCCTCTCTTCCTTCGGTCAAATCCAAGCAGCGTTCGTGAACGAAAACGGTCTGGATAGGCGCTCGCTGGACGGCATCCTCGCCGGCGCCGGGGTCGGCTCATTCATTGGTGGTCTCTTCGGGCCCGGCAACAAAGCAGCAGCCGGCGGCGCGATCGGCGGCGGAGTCGGATCAATCGCGGGCGGAATCATCGGATCGATCCTTCCTGGTATTGGAACGGCGATCGGCGCAGAGATCGGATCGGTGATCGGCGGCGCGATCGGCTCGGCGATCGGCGCGACGATGAAGACGAGCGACCACATCGCCGTCTCGATGCGAGGGTTGACGCTCGACGATTTGCGCGCGCCGTACACGTCGACTTACGGCCAGGACCAGACGACGCAGAACCTCGGTCAAGGATCATTGAATATCGAGGAGAAGGGCATCTCGGCCGAGGCGCGCGCGGACCTCATCACGCAGGTCCACCGCAAAGCCGAGGAGACGATGAAGAGCTGGCAGCAGATCATCGATCTGTTCCCGGACGAGGTGAAGGCCAAGCTCGCGTCGTTCCATCCGACGCTCTATCTGAACGGCGGCACGGGCGAGACCGGAAACATCACCGACGACGGCGCTCTGGGTTCGCTCAACGACTTCCTCTCGAACAAGCTGCCGAAAGCGACGTTTGCCGCATATGAGCCCGCGCTGCGTGCGGGCCTCGCGGCGATGGGAGAAGGGCAGAACCGCATCGAGCAGCTCATGACGTACTGGGGCACGATGCAGGGGACGGAGCTCCACGACGCGGTCTTCAGCTACGTCAGCGCGCTGGCGAAGTTCGCGGCGGTGAAGACGAAGATCGGCGACATCGGCAACGCGCACGATCTCATCCCCGGATCCGCGCTGGCCGAAGCCCGCAACAACGAAGCGTCGAACGCGCTCTCTCAGGTCACCGACATCAAAGGCCAGATGGCCGGCGTCCTCGCTTCACTTCCGAAACTCTCGGACGTGAGCGACCAGCTCGCAGCGATGGAGCAGCTCAACACCCTCTCGGACAGCTTCTTCGCCGGTCTGGTCGCCGGTTTCCAGAAGATCGACGAGCTGGAAAAACAGACCTTCGCCTCGCTCGATAGTTTCGACGAGCAGGTCAATCTCGCCGGCATGGGTGACCAGGACAAGCTCGACTACTACTACAAGCGGATGGGCGAGCTGGAGAACCAGCTGCAGACGACCAAGGATCCGGAGCGCGTCTCCGAGCTCGTGCAGCAGATCGAACAGTACGGGCAGCAGGCGCTCGGCTTGGCGCCGAACAACGCTCAGAACCGCAGCGAGCTCCAACAGATCAGCGCCGAGGTCCGCAACCTCGCCGGCGCGGATTACAACAAAGGCCGGGATGACCTCGTCGCGCAGCAGAAGTCCGCTTACGAGCTGCTCAACAGCGCGTCGCAGAATCTGCTGAAGGCGTCGAATGATCTGATGGGCCGCGGCGCCGGCAGCGGCCGCGGGTCGACGTCGCCCAACAACGGCGGCACGCCCGGTAACGATCTGCCCGACAATCGCACGCCGATCGTCACGCCCGGTCCGGATGACGGTTACACCGGCTCGCAGTCGCTTCATGATGCGTTCCGCCTGGCGCTCGACGACAAGCCGATCGCCATCGGCACGACCTCTGGCGTTGCGATGATCGTCAGCTCGATCGAGGACCTGGCGAGCGGCCTCGGCGACGGAAACGCCGACGTTCATGCGTTCGGTGTTTCGCCGTCGATTTTCGATTCGTCGGCCGACTGGCACCGCGCCCTGATGCAGCGGCTCATCGATCAGCTCGCAGCCATGCCGTCCAATCGACCGACCAGCTCACCGGATCGGAGTGCGGAGATCCTCGCCTCGCTCAAAGAGCTCACCGAGGAGATGCGCCGCACGCGCGTGGCGATCGCCGATCACAGCGTGACCATGAACGGAGACGTCGTCGAGTTCTTTCGCTCGGTCGGCATGACGTTCCAGGAGTCGGTCTTCCAGACGCTTAGAGATCACCCCGAGATGGCGGTCCACCTGTTCGACACGGTGGCAAGATAGACGATGGATCCGCTCGTCACAGCACGTTACGCAGACCGCCGGCAATCGGCGGCGTACCTGATCACGATCAGCGCTACACCCACGCGCCGCTACACCAACTATCCCGGCGGTCTGACGGTGAGCGCCCAGACCTACATCTTCCGCCCCTTCACGATCGGCAGCGTCGTCGAGACGTCGGACGGCGCGGCGGTGCGCCTGACGGTCACGTTCAACAACGCCGACAACTTGCTCAATGACCTGGTGAACGATCCGGCCCAGCGGCGCAAGGACGTCGTCGTGACGAAGCTGCACTTCAACGCCGACTTCTCGATCGCCGGCACCGAGCCGTGGCTGGAAGGCTTCACGGCCAAACCGCGGCTCATCGGCGCGCACATGGAACTGACCTGCCGGTCCGACGACGGCCGCGAAGGTCCGTCGCCCGACATCACCTATGGCGACGTTCTCACGGCGCACGAGGCGCCGCCCTCGAGTAACCAGTTTCTCTTCGGGGGTGGCGTGTGATCCGCGGCACCGTGTTTCCGGATATCGCACCGTCATCACGGACGCCTGGTCAGGCGTACACGCGGCAGCTCATCGTCGCCCAGGAGCGCGTCGACGCAGCCTTCGGTGATCCGCAGATCAACGTGCCGCATCCATATCAGCAGTACAAGCTCACCTACTTTTCCGACTGCCTGAGCGCGGCCGACCTCGACTCGCTGCGCGATCACTTCGCGCTGAATGCAGCGACGTTTTTTTCGTTCTTCTGCTTCTGGTCACTGCGATCGATTCCGAAGATGAAAGCGGCCGACGTCGTCGCCGGACAGTTGGTCTACACCCTTCCGGCGAGCACGGTCGTCACGCCGACGCTCTACGACGGAACGGGCGCGGTGATCGCGGGATCTCGCTACACGCTCAACTCCGGCGCCGGCGCGGAGGGCGCAGACAACGTGACGTTCGTCAACCTCGCCTCGCAGCCGACCGGTCCGACGCTGTCGTTCTCCGCCGCCTCGGGACGCCGGCGCTTCGCGGCCTTCTACGACGTTCAACAATTTCCGGAAGCGTATGAAGAGGGCGATGTGTGGGTCCTCGGCGCGCCGCTGCAGCTCACCACTTCGGTGACGATCCTATGACCGACCGCCGCCACGCCGTCGTCACCACGCCTGATCTGTCGCGCAAAGCGCCGAAGCTCGATATGCCGAGCCCGTTCGTGCCGGAGAAGGTCGCGCAGTTCACGCTCCCTGGCGGCGCAGACGACAACGACAAGTTCATGTCCTTCGCCTTCGGCCTCGTGGAGACCGAGGGGAGCATCCGGTACGCGGTGCAATACGGAAGCTACCTCTGGATTGTGCGCGCTCTCTGCCTCGGCGAACGCGAGGCCACGATCTACGGCGCCGAGCAGGCGGGCGAATGTGACGGCCTCGTCGGCGTTTACACGGACACCGGCCTTTTCACGAACGTAAACTTCTCCTACACGTGGGTCAGCGGGTCGCTTTCCCAAACGGTCCATGCCACGCTCGCCGGCGTCGTCGCGGCGCTCGGCGGAACGTGGGCCGAAACGCTCGTCATCACCGACAAGACCGGAAAGCGTCGCGCGATCTCCCACTCGATCGAGTGCTGGTCGAACGTCGCTCAGGTCTGGACCAACGGGATCCCGAAGATCAAGTATCGCTTCCGCGGCAGTCGCGTGCTCAACACGAGCACGGGCTTGGTGCAGTACACGGTCAATCCGGTCTGGCAAGCACGGTTCTGGGCTCTCGATCCCTCGGGCGGCCGCCTGCGGCCGTCACGCATCAACGAGGGGTCGTTTCAGGTTGCGGCCGCGGCGACGCCGGCGGCGCAGTACGAGTCGCATCTTCTGCTCAGCGCCAGCGTGCGCGAAGGTCGAAAAATGTTCGGCCTCCTGTGGGACGGCTGGATGGTCTATGCCGGCGGCAATCAGTTGACGGCGATCGCGGACCGCAATACCGCGCCGGTGGCCACCTACGACGATTCCTACTTCGCCGCCGATCAGGACATCGAAGCCGGTCCGGTCGCGGATCCCGATCAGATGGTCAATAGCGTGACCATCGAGTACACGGACATCACCGATCCATTCGGCATTTGGAAGACGAAGGCGCTCACTCTCCGGACGGCAGGACTCATTGCGGGCACCGAGACGGAAGTGCCGGTAACGTTCAAGTTTCCTCAGCTCCACGATCCGGCGATCGTCAACCTCAAGCTCGGCTACCTGCTCTACGCCTACCAGGCGTATCGCATCAAAGGAAAGTGGCTCGCAAACGCCGGCGGCCCGCGGCTGATGGGCGACGTCGTGACGCAGTCGGTCCCTGCCCGCGGGATCGCCGACAACTTCCGCGTCATGGTCCGCGACAAACAGCCGAACGGTACCTACGCCGTTGAGCTCGAGCTGATCGACGCAAGGCGATGGGCCGGCGCTTCCGCGACGGCCGCTGCGAAGGTTGGGTCGACGCTGTCGGACCCGTACCTGACGCCGCCGACGCCTCCGCCCGTCACGCTCATTCAGGAGGGATTCAACGTCCGCGTGACCCTCCCAACGCTAACCCCGCCGTATGACTGGTACGGCGGGCAAATCATCACCGTTCAACAATCGGGCGGGTTTGCCGAGTACGAGCTCGGCCGACCCGGATCCGGAGACCTGCTCATCAAAGGAGTGACTATGGGTTCAACGTACACGGTGCGGTCAAGAGTTGTGAGTGCTCTCTTTCCCCTCTTCGTCGGCCTCGCGTCGATCGCGACGATTACGCCGTCGATGGCGCAAGCGCCAGACGTTGTAAACATGGTGATGAATCGAAATGGTGCTACGCCGCCGGTCGTCACAGCTTATTGGGATGCCCCCGTCTATCTCGCCGCAAACCGGTACGGAAGTTCGTTCTGGTCTCAAGCGAACGCAGGAGGCTACGTCGGAGCAAACGTCAACGACGGCAATGTCGGGACCAAGGCGTTTGATTGGAGTCCAGCAGCGGATACCACCATCACGACCGATTTCGGTTCTCCGAAAGAGCTGCGGGCGCTTCGGGTGACGTTCGATACCTCCGGGATCGGTGGCGGAGTCGTAGAGTTTTCAGATAACGGTTCAGCATGGATCGCTGTTTCGAACCAACGCTTCCCAGCGACATTGAATCCGCCGCCGGCCGCATTTGTCGCTCCTTATTTCTTTGTGACCGACATCGGCTGGTCCCCATCGGGATCGCACCGGTACTGGCGCTGGCGAAAAGGATATGCGCTCTCGAACCCAACTAACTTTAGCGAGATGCAGTGGTTTGAGGTTAGCGGAGTCGGCAGCAGCATCGATCACTTCGACATCTTTGATACCGCAGGTAATCCGGTTGCATCTCTTGATGTCTCAGCACTCCCCACGATCTCGAATCCTTGGACGCTCCCGTCGACGATGTACGTCTATACGCGGTCCGCAAACGGTGCAGGATCATTCGATGGCGGATTGACCGTCAAGGCAGTTCCTACGGCGGGGCTGTCGTCACTTGGCGTTACAGCCTCAACGCACAGTTCCTATTCTCCAGGTGCGGTGAGTGCCGGCTTATCGAACGGGCTAAACTCGAACATCCCGATCGCGGCTTACGCGAACGTCCTCACCTACGACACGTTGGTTGACGTCTCAGGACCAAGCGCAGCTTTTTCACTCGGCGGCTTCGACTCCGGCTACTCCGCTAAAACGCTTACGATCGTCAACCGCACCGGCCAGACGATGACCATTGTCAATGAAGATGCGAGCAGCACTGCGGCGAACAGAATCACGACTCAGACCGGCGGAAACGTGTCACTCAGTTCGCCGGCGATCGCGTCCTTCCTTTACGACGCAGCTGCGTCGCGGTGGGAGTTAGTTTCGTCGCCGTGGCAGACGGATCCCTCCACGCTGGCACCGAAAAACAACCCCTTCTTGACGGGTCAGGTCTGGGGGAACGACTCTTACCTCTTACAGAAAGACGGCTCCGACACCGTAGGAGCCGGTCCGTACTGGTTCATGCAGAACGTCGCGACGACTGCCCGGTGGATCGTTCAAATGTCCGCCAGCAATCACTACGACTTCTGGCGGTTCAGCGGCGGCGCATGGGCTCGCATGCTGCGTCTCGACCAGTCCGGCCGCCTCATCACCTTTGGCCCTGCGCCGACGGCCACCACACAGGGCACCGGGTGGGGTACCGGGGCAACCGTCGCGACACCTGCCGGCAGCGATATGGCTGGCACGATTACCGTGACAGCTGGCTCGGGCGCGGGTAACCTCGCATCGATCAAGGTCACACTCTCCGCTGCTCTCGGCACCAATGAACCCACTGTTCTGATCGTTCCCCGCAACGGGTCGGGGGCCTGGGACAGCAGAGCCGTGCCGCTGCTGACCGCGTGCTCCACGACCGACTTCACCGTGCAGTTCGACAACAACGGCGCCAGCTTCGTCTCAGGGCAAACCTACAAGTTCAAGTACTTCGTCTTCGGTGACTAG